TCAAGTTGGTTGACTTTCTTGTCAAGCTCTGACTGTATCTTGGAGAGAGTTAGTGCAGGGTCATAGATTACATCTATTTGCCTGTCTTTGTGAAGCTGTAGCTTTGTTAGTTTAGTATGAAATGCTTCAAAATCCTTTGTTTTCTCAAACTCGGGAAGCAATTCATGCCCACCATCAAAACGTCCAGCCCACCAGCCAGCAACGAGCGACCACTCTGGACCACTTAGCATTTTGCTACGTAATCTTTTGAGAGGTACTTTAGTTGCAACAGAGCATATTCTTTGTAGTATGGAACGACTATCCATTTCAATAGTGAAATAAATAGCAGACCTACCACTTTCATATACATTAGCTGCTAGGTTACAACAGGTAACTGATTTACCTGAACCACGTCTGCCTCCCACAAGCACCAAATCTTTGGGAGAGAACTGAATTTCTGAATCATAATCAGAATTGAGTCCTAAAGGTAAATACTTAGATAGTTCTTTGTCATCCTCAAATAGAGAGATTTTTTCCATACTCTCTGCTGGTGGTTTGACATCTACCGATTCACTTACCTTTAAAACTATTTCCTGTAATTGTTCTATGTTTTCTTCAGCTGTAGCCATTGCTACTGTATTATCTATATACCTGTCGAGTTGATCTAATATTTCTACTTGTGCATACTCATTTTTGAGATAGTCAAGTAAAAGCCAAGCGTCTACCTCGACATCTACTGATTCGATTGCGAATATTTTTTCTTGGAGTTTTCTGTCACGGATTTCGTAACGTAGGTCTTCGAACTGGGGAAGGTCTTGATATTGCTCTATGTGCTTGTCAAGTACTTTAAAAATAGATTGAAAATCACCAGGTAGGTAATGTTCCTTGAGGTTTGCCCAAGTATCTAAATCTTTTTGTACTATGATTTGCTTTAGTAACGCACTTGCAATATTCAAACTAACTCTCCCAAGTATATGATAAAAAAATGGGTAGGGACAGAAGCCCCCACCCGACTAAATGCAAGAAATATTAACCTATTTCTTTTTTAGCAGCGCCGTTGTAATCGGAACATGTTAGACCTCTTCTGGTCAACATTGTTTTAACTCCTCTTACTGTTTTGCCGATTTGGTCAGCGATTTCGTCAACTGTTAAAGTTTCGATATCGATGTCAGCTAAAACGTCAGCTTTGCTTGAACCTTTAGTTTCTTTCTGCTTAGGAATCGCGTTGATTTCACCACTTCTTAGTAAAGATAAAGCTTTACCTCTGATTGAATTTACTGATTTGTCTAATGCATCAGCGATTTCTTCTACGAAGCTTCCGCCGTTTACCATTTCAACAAATGTTCCTTCTTCTTCAGGAGTATAAGTTCTAACTGTTTCTACTTTAGGAGCTGGTTTAACGTGGTCTGTAAGTTCCATAGAAAGAATCTTTCCTTGGATTGACTTAGCAGAAAAGTTTCCGCCCTCGAAGTGTGATGCAATTTCTGCATAAGTGTAAGAACCACTGTTATCATTTACAAATGCTGATAAAGTAGCTTCTTGGTCTTCTGAGAAAGATTTAGTAGCTGAAGCAGAAGCTAGTTCTACGTCAAATCCCATCTTTCTTAGTTTGCTAGAAACTGATCTTGTAGATGTTTCTAACTGCTCTGCTGCTGAAGCAACAGTAGCTTGAGATATCGGGCTCTCGTTGCCCACGAAAGAAGTCAATTCTGATGTTCTTTCGTCTGTCCATTTTGGTAATGCCATTTTTATATTTCCTCTAAAATGTCTTTTATGTTATTAATAATTGTTATACCCATTGTCTCTGCTTTCTTAGTTTTAGCACTTGCTATTCCACTCTCATTGACTAAGATTGTTACATCTTTTGTAAGAGAATCCTTTACTGCATAGCCGTTTTCTGATAATACTTGCTTGGCGGCTGCTTTTGTAGGATAGCTTATTAGCTTACCTGAGATACAAACTGTTCCCTTAGTGTTCTCGTGACTGACTTTTTGCCTTGCACAAGTATAAGAAAAAGGTAACTTTGCATATTCTTGGAGTAGGAAAGTTTCTTCTAACCAATCAAGAAGGTTCGACGCCGCTTTAGGACCCAGACCTGCCTCTGCACATGTCTCTGGGGTTATCTCATGTATTGTTGAGATGTGTTTCGCTAACTTTTGAGTGGCACTTGAGCCTATCAGCGGTATCGAAAAAGCTGGAAGTAAAACTGTTAGGTCATTACTCTTTGATTTATTAATTTCTTGAAAGAGTTTAGTTCCCAGTTTTTCTGAATCCAATGTTGAACATATATCCTCTTGGGTGAGAGAATATATATCGTGATAATCAACTAACCCGAGCTTGTCTATAGTAGACGGCCCGAGTCCTTTGATTTTTAAAGTCTTTGCAAAGTGTTCAACACGCTTTGCTGACTGAGCGGGACAAAGTTTATTACGACAGAATAATTGGTCATTAACAAGTTCTAACACGCTTGAGCATGTTGGACAACTTGTCGGTGGTATTATCTCTGTCATTTCTTCTTTCTCCCAAAATATACATATATTATATCAGACGAGACATCATTTGTCAAGAACTATTTTTTGGGAAGTCCCTAAGTATAAGGGAATCAATTTTAAAGCACTCTGTATGCCCACCAAATTTTTCAGCTGGATAATGACGATCGTCCTTAAACTTTTCGTGCAGTTCCTGCTCAAATTTCCAACAGTTATAAATCGTATCGTGGTAGGTTCGTTGAATACGTAAATCATATCCTTTAAACCCACGACTTCTTTTTATAACGTGCCTCCAATCTTTTCCCTTTGCTATTCCAACCTTAATACACTCGCGTTCATACGTGCGCTGGTTGACTAAAATAACTCCATATAGAACTCCCTCTACTAACTGTTCATCAGGGCGGTTCTCAAAATAAGTTTTGTTGTAAACTCCTCCACTCATTCTTTCCAGCTCCAACCTTCTTCGATAGATGCTTGTACCCCTTGGATAAAATCTCTATCTTCTTCAGAAAGTATAGACCAAAACTTACTTACGTTTAATGTCTGTAACATTACTTCATTAGGATTCTTTAAATGAAAATCCTTATGCATAAGCATCTCTATTTGGTCAAGTCTATTAGTTATTTTTTCTCTTAAGTCTTTGGCTGCCATTTGTCGCAGGTCTCCTCTGATAGTACCATTCCTGCTGGCATGGTTACTCTACACCAACCCTCACTAAGTTTTGGGGTGATCTCGTGTATAGGCTCATAAAACTTACATTCGCCACAAGGGTTATCTGGAAGTTTCTTTGCTCTTTTTAATTTAATTGACTTCGCCATTCTCTCTTATCATTCCTTGACAAAAGTTTTCTGCGATATCTTCACACCAGAACTCGCTTTTTGTAGGATGCCACATAAGAAAGCCATTACTTTTAGACTGTTTATCTAAAAGATAGACTCCCCATGCTTGAGTAGTATTACTTTTTACTACTTGTGCATATCTATTATCCTGTGAGTACTCTGAATATATTGTAAAATCATTCATGTGTTGTCTCCATCTCTGTACTTGATTTGTGACTTGTCAAACAATCTATCCGCCTGTCTCTGCATTGAACGTTCTATCCAACGCTCGAAAGCACGTGAAATCCATTGTCTAATCTTGCCCATTAATCTACTCTTGCTACTATTTGAGGGATTATCTCCCCCGCTCTTATTACTTCAACCATACACCCTATCTCTAAGTCTAATGCTTCGATAATAGCCATGTTATGTAAGGTTGCTCGTGAAACTGTTGCTTCTCCTATTATACAGGGTTCGAGTATTGCTACTGGAGAAACTGCACCTGATTTTCCTACTTGCCATTTAACATCAAGTAGTTTTGTAACTATACCCTCTTGCTTTTCTTTGAGAGCAAAAGCACCACGAGGATGATGAGAAGTATATCCTAACTCATCAAACTCTTTGTGGCTAACTATTCTCCAGACATCTCCATCCTGTGGAAATTGCTCCCAGTTGGAATCAATTGCTGTATTGAACTCCATATGTTGTAGCATTCTCATATCTTCTACCCAGTCAGGGCAGATAGCAGGTTGTACACCATAACTTACGAAAGTTAAATCCCTTCTCTTAACTTCTTCAATATCTTTCAAGTTAAGCGCACCCGCTGCATAGTTACGTGCATTGGGTATTTCTTTTGGAGCTACTATCTCTCCTGTAATTTGCTTAGGTTTCTTACTAAAGATTTCATTTGGCACTAAGTGTCTAATCTTATCTGTAATATCTAAACCTTTCTTACCATCGCCTCTGGTAAGTGCCATTGTTAGTTGTCCATCTATATATTGAATACTAACTGCAGCTCCGTCCAGTTTAGGTGTAACAGTTACTACTCCAGGTAGAAAAGTGTCTGGGTCTTTCTCTCCCTTGTAAACCTTTTGCAAGGAGTACATAGGAAACATGTGAGGTATTCTTGTGCCTTCGTCTGTGCCAATCGCAGTAGCATCTACCTGTTCTTCTAATCTGTCATAGACTTCATCAGAGATACTCGGGTCGCCTCTATAATAATCTGCTTTTGCTTGTTTTAAAAATTCCTCTAATTTACTCATTATTTACCTATATGTTTTACTTCTTCTTTTGGTATTACTTGGTATGCCCCTTTATTGTACGCAATCGAAACAGTATAATTCTTACTCTCTTTTTGTTTGTAAGTATTATCTTTCGGAGTTGTATACTGGCTCATTGGAGCCGATGGGTATTGTTCCGTAGAACTACGGAATGTAGCGTCTGGAGCAAAGGTTTTCCACTCAGGCTGTTTAGTTCTTACAGCCTTAGTGAATTTGCTCTTACGTTTGCGACCGTGTTGGTCATATGTCATTTGTCCTTTTATAATCATAAATATATTATACTAAATTTTTAAGGAAATGTCAAGAACTATTTTTGTTAGAGGTAGATTTCGTCCAGTAAGTCTCTGAAATTTTCTTCTATAATTGCTTTGGATTCTGCTAATGAGAGAATCTCAACTAAGCCTTGAAATAGATTTCTAGTATTTTCCATGTCTATAGGTATGGTTATGCCTTGATTAGATGGTTTCCATTCCTCATCAAAATCAAGGTAGTACTTTCTTAAAGATAAATATTCTACTCCTCTAAAGGTACTGACTACAAGCCGAAGCTGGTCATGTGAGGATTCTTGTATTATTTTTTCATAAACAGATGGGGCTTCTAAATCAATCATTGCGAATGACTCGGTTAAGGGGTATAATACTCGTTACATTTTCAGGCACAAGGATTCTATATGAGTCCGTGTCCCAACAAAATAACAAGGACGTATGTTGTCCCTCTTTAGCTCTATTCTTTTTACCCTTTATGTAGGTTGTGGTAAAGTCTCTTGTACACACATTGTATTTTAACTTGCGTGAATTTTGACTTCTATATGTGACTACTGCATCTCCTGCTTCGTCGATTCGTCTTTCGAATTCTGGTTTTTTCATGTTTCCTCCAATTTAAACTAACAAAAACTCTTTTGATTTGTTAAATTTTTGGTTACTTATTTGAGATGCAAAAAATTGAGGCAATCACGAAGACTGCCTCAACACACTAAATTACACTACTTATTTAATGATTCTATAACTGTTGTAAAATAAACTGCTGCTTTACCAGTTAGTTTTGATACTATTGCTGCATCAACTTCTTGACCTGCATCACCAAGTACTGAAGTAAGTTTGTCTTGTGCATCTGCAACTGAAACTCTGCCTCCACCTGTGCTGCCGCCACCGCTTGACTTAGCTGCTGGAGTTTTTCTTACATATACTCCTGCTTTTGTTAATATCATTCTGACACCATTTGGGCTTTCACCAAGTTCTTCTGCGATGTCTTTTACTATCTCCATTGAAGTCTCAGGTGTAGGTTCTGCATCCTGATACATTTCAACTGCTTGCTCTTTAGATTCGTCTGTCCAAGCCATTTTTCTTCTCCTATATTTTTTGTTATTGCGCATGAACTCTGGCATACCAAATGCCCACCCTGTGGTTTCTCGCATCTGCTGGTAATATCTGTCGCTCATATTTGCTCGTTTTTTGTTTATAAATATATTATAATAAAATTATAACCAATTGTCAAGAACTATTTTTCAGTTCCTATTTAAATTTCTCATTGTATAGGTATATTAAATCCGCTTTACCTATACTATCCTGTCTTGCTGTCCAAGAAGCTAAAGGGTAGTAATCTAACTGCTCGAAGTTATCTATAATATCTTCTGCGTTAGGACTTCTTATAAAGTGCCAACTCTTTGGAGCTAAGTCTTCTATATCTAAACTAATAGTACCTATATTTCCTCCATAAGCTCTAACAGCAAAATCAATATTTGAAGGTGCTGCTACCTTACCATCTACTGTTATATATGATAATACTTCAAAGTCATCATGAGTAAGAGGTAATACTACTAATTCTCTTTTTTCTTCTCTACGTTTCCATATTTGAAAACAACACTTTGCTTTCATGGTTTCAGGTATAAAAGACCCTGTAGGAATTTCTATATCTTCTACTAAATGAAAATGTAGATTAAGTTTATTTTGAACTGATACTCTTCTAAAAGTTCTTGGTATAATAAATGCTATTGTATCTGCAAATGTTGCTGCATGATTAAAGAATTTTATAGCAAGGGAACTTACTCTCCCAAAAGGCGGATTACCTATTACTAAATTCTCTGTACCCTTATAAAGAAAAAAATCTTGTTCAACTATTTCATCATGCTTGGGCTCTAAATCAATGCCTACTCGTTTTTCAGAAGGTAATAAATCAAGAAAAACTCCTGTACCTGCAGAAGGTTCTAATATTTTCTCATACTCTGAAAAATCTATTAGGTCGCAACATAACTTTGCAACTTCAGGTTTGGTATAAAACTGGTCTAAACTCATAACTTTCTCTACTTTAAATGTTTTTGTAATGCATTTAACATATCTTCTGCTTCTGCAAGTTTAGATAGCTCTGATTTTATTGACTCCATAACGTCTGGGTGTTCCCCAATACCTACTGGATTTCTTAAATAAACTCTACAGTTAGCTCTATGGTAGGCCATCTGCCCTTCTAAGTGTTTTACTAATTCTTCGTACATTTTGTTTCCTTATTTTATGTTAATGACTCCACTAACAAATCCTTGTATAAACCTTTCTAATTTAGAAGGCACTATAAATGTTATTATAAGTACAGGGAAAAATAATAAAAATATAAAAAATACTATTATGAATGAAAGTACTGGTTTTTGTGCTACTATATTATAAGGTGCTATTGCTCTTATTAATTTATAAGATGGCCACCAGATAGAATACATTGCAGCGAGCGTACCCGATAAGTATACTGCAGTAATAATCTGCCATATCTCCATTTTTTCTCCTTGTGTTTATAGATACTTTTGCAAGTGTTGTAGCTTACCCATATCATAGGTAGCTAAAGGATATTGCTTACCTGCAAAAGATAGATGTGGAAAATAAGTACCTTTGAGGTCTTCTTGACTACATTCTATAGTGTGGCATAAATATAATTTATAACCTCTTTCTTCTGCTCCTTCAGGGCTTAACTCCTTTTCAACAAGTGCTGGATAGTTCTGTCGAACTGCCCATATCTTTTCTCCAACTTCAAACTCATCTGCTACACATTGTTCTGGTAGCATTGCGTTTCTTCTCCCTTCGTAGTCTGTTTGAGGTAATTTCTGTGGAATACCCAATCTTTCTACTACTGCTTTGATAAATGCAGGTGAACGATATAAACTTTTAGCTATATCTGATACATTTGCTCCATCCAAGTAGAAGTTTACTACTTGTTTAATTTCCATCTCTGTTGCGCCTTTGCCTTTATTTTGGGCTTTGCGTCTTTCTCTATAAGCTACTGTTTCTAAGTGGTCTTCAATTATTTTATTGAGCCTCGTAGTATTATAACTTATATTTAATATACTACATGCTTCTTTCTTTGTTATTGGACTATCTCCGTTCAATAACTCCATAACATGTTGTATGTTTGTTTCTGTTAAATTCTCATGCTTTCTAGTCTTTATTGCCATTATTGTGTATCTCCGTGTAATTAGTGGATGGCATCTCATGTCCTAGCAAGATTACGGCATAATGAAGTATCTTCAACAAATCTTCTTTGTTGCGACCTTCTTTCTTGCCGTATCTCTGTGCATATTTTATTATGTTACCAATACAGAACCCTTCGCCATGCCCAGCATCAAATATAAACTCAGTTGACTGAATTTTATTCATACTGTAGTGAGCGTCGTAAGTTCCTAATATATGGTTACGAAGTATTTGTAATACCTCATCCTCGTTGAATTTATACTTAGTCAATTAAATTCTCCAAGTCTGTATATCCACCTATACTGATTCCATCTAATATAATCTGCGGAAAAGTTCTTGCTTTTGGGAATTTTTCTTTAAGTTCACTGAACTCATAGTCTACTCCTAATTGCTTGTATTCTACTTTGTGTCCTTTTCGTGTAGCTAAATCTTTAGCCATATCACAGTAAGGGCAACTCTCTTTTCCATAAATTATAATCATCTTGTAATCCTTTTCTCATAATCTGCATAGTCTTCATTCCACCAGTGAGGTTTATCACGGTATTTCCAACTTGCAAATGTTGCTTTGTCTAAGTGGTAATAATCACGATAACTCTGTATAGGGTTATCATAGTCTTTCAAATCATCAGGCATAGCTAAGCCAAAGGTTGTAAAACCTGCTTTAGGTAAATTCTTCGGATCAGGTAGTTTGTTTACTACTTGCTCGATTGATTTGTGTAGTTTTCCATATCGGTAGTGGTACTCATCATTCAATGCGTTAGCATAACAATGAACCCACTCATGGTTTTCCAAAGACTCTCTTGCCCAGATAGTGCAAGGATGATTGTACATCATCGGTAGGTAGGGGTAGGGTCGTTCCTCAAGAGGTAAATGCTTAATCTCGGCTTTTGCCTTGTTCATCACTTCTCTTTCCTCTGCGTTAAGAGCTCGAGGAACGAACCCCAATAAATCGTCTATCCATATAGTAGTGCATAATATTTGTGCTGCCTCGAGCGGCATCTTGACAATATGCTTGTCAACATGATACTCGGCAGACTTATCCATGTCTTCATCTAAATAAAATAAATTCATTTAATCCAACACTTGTAACCACTGCACTCACGAGTGTTCTTGCGACCACCACAATGAGTACAGTATTTTACTATTTTTTTAAGTTCTTTGAATTTTTTCATAAGTATATTATACTAAATATATGAGCAATTGTCAAGAACTATTTTTTCGTTACTTAGAGTTTATCTTATCTTTTGCCGTTCCAGCATACAAGCCGAACCATGCCGCACCCGCTCCGACCACAATACTGATTAAACCAGACTGCTCGAATGTTGGTGCTGGAAGTTCCATAAACCATATTGTACACTTATAAAGTAATACAATGTACACAGTGAGGAACATTCTTGGGAAAATTCTCCAAGCGTCTATCATTCCTGATAGCCATATCCATCTCTGCCAAGGGTTTTCTGGTTCTTTATCGTTTTCTAACTCCATAATTTTAGCTTTTAGTTCACCTATTTCAGTGACCATTGCCATAAACTTATTAAGGTCTAACTCTACTTCATTGCGTGACATATCGCCACTGAATCTTTCATCAGACATTGCCTTTATCCTTCGCTTTTCCAATGTTCAATGCTAACATATCTACAAATTTGTAGAATTTGCCCATCCATACATCATCCTTAGGTGTCGGTGTTGACGCCGCGATTAAACTAGCAATTGTTACTATTAGAGTAACTAAACCTACTAAATCCATTAACATAATATTCTCCGCTCTGTAAAGAGCCTTGCCCTAAAATTAGGGACTTCCTTGATAAGAAACTATAGAATTTAATCTAATGTCTTCCCATCTATCCTCATCCATTCGATAACACACTATGGTGTCATTGATTTGTTGATTGACTCTACCTCCAGTGAGGGACTCCATCAACGTACAAGGAATTGTATACTCCTTGTGAGAGTTTTGTGAAACGAATGTAATATCTACTACATCACGCTTTAATAGTTCTCTTAATTCTGTAAACATTTTTTACCCCTGCTCTATACGCATCTATGAGAATTCCTTTTTCTCGTATTAATACCATTTTTCTACTTATTGGTTTCAGCATCCATAGAAATTCTTTCACTTATCTATGTGTTGCTCTACTGATGTAAGTCTTTCGATAATGTCAGGATAAGCATCAAACTCATGCAGTTCTTTACATGGGTGACTATTTTCTTCCACTGCTGCTAATCTATCCTCTATATGCTCCAGCCAGTCTTCGACTTCTTCAAATCGTCCTTGTACTACTGGATTCTTATCAAAAAACTTTGCTCCTTTATTCATTACTCTAAAGTAGCTCCAGTCTATAAAAAATTGTTTAATACTATTCCACATTGTTCAATGCTTCGGGGTCTGTTACTTTTTCATAATATACTACGACTTCCTTGAGTTCTATAATATATCGTTTTAGTTCTTGCATGTTGTATGACATTAATTCATAGTCTGGTATAGACATAGCTACGAATACTATCTGTCCATGCTCTTTTGTTAATCTTTCGTGAAACTCTTCAATGTTTTTATCACTTACTACATACCACATAGGGTCTTTGAGGTCTATCTCACGTGGTAATACAGGCTGAGTAATCAGTCTGTCCATTGGTTTTGCTGTTACTTCTATCTGCTTAGTTGGAAGTAGACTGCAACTCGACGCCATCATCAAGGCTATCAATGGTGCGGCTAACTTCTTCGATTGAATCAAATACATTTTTCGTTCCTTTATTTATTCTTGGTTCTAGCAAACCAGGTTTTGCTGCTGCTAGTTTTGTTAAGTTGTGTCGTTTAAAGATGTCTAAGTATCTATTCATCTCTAACTGTGTTGCTTGTGACTTCTGTTGAAGTTCTCCAAGCTGTTTTGTTTGCAGAGCAAAATCGTTCTGCATATTTTTAATTGCTGCTTCTTGAGTAGCAACTGCTCCTTCCAGAGCTGCGTTGTTTGCTTGTAGCACTTGGTTCTGTTGGTAGAGTGTATAACTACCGAATCCGAGTACTAATATAACGCCTATATAAAGTTGGTTCATAATTGTTGAATCCTATAATTGAGTCCATCTGCACCACTAATTTCTACTAACTCACCTTCTTCTGTGATGAAAGAAATAAACTTTGGTTGCTTTTTAATGAACTTCTTGACTATAAACTCTTGGTCGTCTGAATCTCCCCACGTAGCATTATAGCTCACTTTGAGACTATAATAAGTAATAAAGAGGCTTTTAAACCAGAACCAAAATTGTTGTATCTTAGTCCAAATCTTCTTCAGATTGTTTGTTATTTTGTTCATATTCATGTTTTTGTGCTAACTCTGCTGCTTCTTGTATATACTCATCAAGAGTCATTCCTCTTTCCTGTGCATGTGCTGCAGCTTGTAGTAATAGTTCTTCGGAAAACTTAAATTTCACTCCAGTCTTGTCCTTCAAAGAGTAATGCTTCTGCAGTTCTTCTACGGATTAGTCCGTCAAGTACTTTACCACCTGCTTTGTTCCATCTCTTAATTTGTGCAGGTACTCCGTCATAGTCCCCACCATTGAGAACCTTCAGCATTGTACTTGCGTTTAGATTGCTTGGACCGAGATTGTATGTCCATGATACCAATGCATCGAACATGCACTGATCTATTGAAATTGTGACGGCATCATTTACAGCTTTTTCGTACTCGACTAACTCGTGTACAAGTAGTTCATCTGCTTCTGCCTTTGTTATTTTTTGTCCTTCTGTGACTCCTTTCGTATGACCATAGCCAATTGTTAGAACACCAGCAGCACATCTGTATGCTTCCAGTTCAAGTCCTTCAAACTTTTTGATTAGGGCTAAACCCTCTATTGATATCTTCATATGTTTCCTCTTGTTAAAAATGCATCTCATAGTGTGAAACTTTCTCCACACCCGCATTGAGCTTTTTGTAATGGAGTATTGAATACAAACTGTTCTTGTAGTCCTCGTACTTCCATATCTATTTCTATTCTTTCGACCATTGTTAAGGTCTGAGGGTCAACTGCTATACAATCGTAGTATATTGAGTCTCCTCCAAAGCTAGGATTGTCTTCATAATTAAGTTCCCATGTCCAGCCATTACAACCAGCAGGTTTAGTTAAGATACGAACACCCCACACTTTGTGTGAGGCGATTCGCATTTTAATTACATCCAAAGCTTCTGAACTTACTATTACCATAATAACTCCTTCAGCTTGATAGCATACTTATATAATAGGCATCATTGCAAATATGCAAGCTAACATTATTCCTACTAAAGCTGACATTTCTGCTGCTCTACCAAAATAATCTAACCTATTATGTTTTACTATGCTTTGTCTTAATTTGAGAACATATCTCATACTTATCTCCTAATAGAAGATGTTAGTTAATATCTAATACCTTCCTAGTTGAGTTCGGAGTCCTAGACAAAGCGATTGTTAGTAAGCCGTCCGTTAGTTCGACACTGTCTACTTTTAAATCCGCATTTAAAATAAACTTTCTCTCGAAAGATTTAAGACTGAGTCCTTGGTGAATGAATCTTTCTTCACTCCCAAGTTTTCTTTCTTTTTTCCCCTTGATGAGTAGTTCGTTTTCTTCTTGAACTAACTCCAGTTCTTTCTTGCTCCAGCCAGGAATTGCTACCTCTATTCGATAGTTGCCATTCTCGGCGTTTTCGACTATGTTATATCTTGGATATGATGTATCAGTGTTGTGTAACAACCACTCATTGTTCATGCCAAGCCAAAATTTACTAATATCAATCGTCATTTTTAATTCTCCTAATATCACTTTCGTTAATACTATGCCGACCCTTTCGGTATCGACCCTAAACGTAAGCAGACCTATTCTGCCTACTTCATACATATTATACCAAAAGTACAACCAGAAGTCAAGAATTATTTTTTGTTATGTTTGACTTTATACTTCTTCATCAAACTCCAATATACCCTCCTGCTCTAAGTAATTAATTGTGTTTTCAATTCCTATTTTCTTACCTACCATATAGCTAATATTTATACTCGCTAATAGTACCACTAAGTACATTATATCTATTTCTGTCATAATTTTTTCTCCTGTACATATTATAACGGATTTCTAACCATAAGTCAAGTACTATTTTTCAAGCAACTTAAAAATAGTACTTGACACTTGCTTAAAATTTTGATATAATACTAATATGTTATTGAGACGAGGAACTTGGACAACGAAAGAGAAACAGAAGCTAAAGGATTTGTACAACACAATTCCACTTGCTGAACTTTCTATAAAGATGGCAAGATCGCAAGGAGCAATAACATCACAAGTTAATTACCTTCGTAAAAGAGGGTGGACATTTCAGAGGAGAAACGATGGACAAAGTAATTGATTTCCCGAGAATGAGAAAATCAGAGGAAATATCAGAGAACATAATGAAAGCAATAGTATTGGAGTGCAATAAGCAAGGACTGAACACAGAAAATCAGGACTTTGTATTCGACATGGCATGGGTTAATAAATTCGTACGTGCAACGGTTGACAATCAATGTAATATTGCGAATGACCTGATTCGACTCACAAGAGCGCAAGGACTAAAATGAAAGTAAACTGTAAAGGAATGTCACCAGAAAAAGCAATTCGTATTCTTCGTCGCAAGATGGAGAATGACGGATTCAAAGATAGAGTAAGAGAACTTCAACACTACGAAAAACCCACCGAAAAGCGAAAGAAAGCAAAGGCACAAGCCATCAAGCGACAACAGAAGCTCACCAATGAGTTTCGCAAATTCACTGAAAAACGACCCAACTTCAAAAGATAGATTTTTTACTAATTTAGAACCACTACTCGTTTTCATACTTCACTTTACAACTTCCCACCAACACGACTACCAACGGTATACGCTTTAGGCATACAACTCAAAGATTTTTCATGAAAGCAGTTTCAAAAGAGAGTCTTTTTCTGGTAATAAAAAACAATGTTCGACTAAATAAAAAGACTACCACCAAAAGAAGATAAAAAATATTTTTATATCAAGAAGACGCAAAAGAATAAACATATTCATACCCCTACGAAAAACAAATGTTGCATTTTTGTTAAAATCGTGATATAATATTTATATTAAAGTTAATGAGGTTGATATGACAATTCACCAATTATCATTCCCTCGTAATCTCGTTTATCATGAAATTACATTTCAATTGTTCTCGTCGCATAAGCGTAAGAGAACACCTTGTGATTTTTATGATTTAACGAGAGAGACTACGATATTATGTGTCAATCATCATAACCAAGATGAAACCATGATATCTAAACAACCTAAACAACCCCATTCGGGGTCTTTCCAATCATTCCTTAACTTAACTAAAGCTGTATCAAATATTTGACAAACTTTTGCCAACTCAAATTTTTTTAAAGGGTTATTTGACCATAAGAAATTAATACGATTAAGTATGAAGTTTTTGAAAATTATCTTAGACTCGTTATACACCCGTTGCAGGCTTGGATGCTCCGTAGAGCACCCGCTGTAGGTTTTAGTCTGGTTGAACGATTCGTATGTTACGAACCTCTGTTGTGAATGTGAAGTCTGGGTCTCTCAGAGTGATCGCCATTTGATTCTTCAGCTGGGGTAGAACTCTTGGTTCATTTACTACTTCAAAGTATTGTCCATACTTGTTAATAATCTCCCTTAGTTTTTCGTTGTTTGGTAGTACTTTAGCGTATCTCATCATCATATTCCTCCCTTAGATTTTCTACTAATACTTTTAAATCTGCTTTCGGAGACTTCTCTAATCCTGCCAGACTTTCATACTTCAGTCCCAATAGATTCGATAGTTCTACTACTAACTCCTTTTTTGTTACAGGGTCTTCACCTGTCTTTGTTTTATAGACAGTCTTTTCATAGACTCCCTCTCTACTTAGTTTACCTATGATAGATTTTACACTCTTATTCAAATCTTCAGCTAACATATCTACTGTTGCTCTTTCTGGGTTTGCTGTGTATGCCTCTACCATATGGGTTACTTGCTCTTGTGTATAGTTTGCACTCATACTATTTCTCCTAAATCATCTTGCTCACTTTTAGTTAAGTTATCTACTATCTCTAGCACTTCTTTTCTATCTAATAGGAATCTGGTCATTAGAATACTAATATTATCCTTCCTGATGATGCCTAATACTTCGTTTTTCTCGTAATCATGCTCTACAGCAATCTTTAATCCTTCACTTAATGTTAACATTGTCCACTCCTTGTGTAGTTATCTATAACTTCTTCTATAGATGCTTGGTTTTGTACTATTGAAATTCTATTCTTAGATAGTTTGTGTACTGCTCCATTGTTATAATATACAAAGTAACCCATACCAAACCCTATATCGCCCATACCTCCTTTAGTACAGTAGTGTTGGGATATTTTATTACCCCAATCCTCTGCAGCTAAGTAAAGTCTTCGTTTTTCTACTATGTCTGTATGTTCTGTCATTAGCATTTACTCCAAAAGTTGTCTGCTATCTCGTCTAACACTTCGTTAGGGTAGATAACATCTCCACCAGTCTTTACTTCGTCATACCAATCAAAGTCTTCTGCAGTTGTATCTATGTCAGGGAATCTTTCGTTAAATTCCTGTACTAATAAATCTCCATCAGTCTCGTAGTAGTCTCCTTCCCAAGCGTACCAGCTATTAATGCTTTCATCTTGCTCTTTATCAGAACCATAATACTGCTTACCCATGAAGTTTCTAAACTCATCTTCATAAGTCATAGTTGCACTTACTTCAGTATCGTACTTACGTGCAAAGTATTCAATTAGATTTATTACTAACTCGTGTGGTTGTCTCCATGCACTGTAACCATTAATCATACAGTCTTGCATTTCATCAACATTACACCACTTAGCTCCGACTTCATTACAATACCAATCATATGCGTTCTCTAAATCTCCACTTTCGTCAAAAGATTTAGTAGTATTGCTCATAAATGGTTGGTTTTCTATGTAATCATAGTCATCATACTCATATGGATTGCCATCGTAGTCCACTCTCTTGCCTTTGACCTTTTTTATGTTTTCATTGAACTGGTCGTCTTCAATACCTGTTATTTCAATTGTAAAATATACATGATTTGCCATTATTTTAAATTCTCCCTTATAAAGTAGGCACTTATTAGAAATCCTACTGTTGTAAATAATCCTATTACTGCTAATATTCTCTCAATTATTTCCATTAGATATCTCCCTCTGCTCTTACTTCAGAGCGTATCACTTCAAAACCGTTCGGATATCTACTTTCTAATTTTTTAATATTCTCGTCCATTACTTCATCAGGTGTGAATCCTAATGCTATACAGCCTTGAACCCAGTACCAAAGTACGTCACCTAATTCTCTTTTCATGTGAAAAATTTCGTCGTTTGTGAACTGTGTATTGTTCTGAAACACTTTCTTTTTCACTACTTCTGCAAACTCCCCAGACTCTGCCATCATGCCGATCAATGCAGTCATCAATCTTGCCATATCTATTTCGCAGTCTACTATCTTTCCTTGAAATACAGTATGTTCGCCCATTAGTTTGTCTAATCTATCGCACATTTTAGTCGTATCTTTACTTGTTTCTGATGTGCAACTGTCTACAAATTTTGCGTAATCGTTAATCTTACTCATTAGTGTAGCACCTCTGACATTGGTAGTTCTACTACTAAGTCTGTGTCTTTAATCACTCTACCATCTGCCAACTCTATGTTGTAGTAGCGTGGGTTTTCATACCTTGGATTGCCGTGCCATTGTTCTACATATGCACTTAGGTCTTTTGGTTTGAAGATTCTTTTTATTGTACTGCCGTTTGCACTCATTCCTACGGCAAAATGTCTATAATTTCTCATTGTTCTTCCTTTTCTGTTATTTGTATTAATTCGTTTAGTAACTGTGTGTGTTCTTCTGTGAGCATTGCTATTTCTTCGTTTAGGTACTCTAAGTGTTCCAACGCTTCTTTTAGCAATTGCTCGCAGTTTCCTATTTCGATATGTAGATTTTCTACTATATCTTTGTTTTGGATAGTTTTCCTACTTGGGAATTTAATTAGTTTCCCCACTATCTTCCTTGTCCTCTGTACTTTTTGAACGAACGCTTCTTGCTTTTGTTCTTGTTGAGGGACATATTTCTATGAGAGTCGCCCTGTGTTGTTTTCTTTACATGACTCTTGTGTTGTGTTCCACTCCATTTCATGACTGCACCTCCACCCATTCGATTGTGATTCCTCTACGAATTAGTTCGTT